ATGACAAAGGGGAGCTTTCGGGTTCCTCTTTTTATTTAGTCTAACTTAAATTCCTTCATAAAAATATCGTCGTAGTTATCTGTTAGGTAAATAAGCTTAGACAGTGTGGCTCTACCTTCTTCAGTCTGGGCAAGATCAACAAGGCTTTCTTTAACACCCAAGAAATCTTTTACCTTTGACAAGTCTTTTTTATTAAGTCCAGAAGCCTGACGCAACAAATCATACTCAGGTGGTAGATAGCCTTCTTTCACAAGGTCTTTAACAGTAGTTACAGCAGGATCAATCACATTAGATTTAACCAAATCTTGTCTCTGTTCTGTTGTCATTTTCTTACTCGTGAAAAAATCAGGATGTTCCGTTAGCATTCTTCTAGAGTAAGCATCAAGATAACTCACAACCAATTCATCCATCTTGTTCTTGACTTCTGGAGGACCTTCAAAACGGATATTGTTCCAAGCAGTCATACCTGCAGTGTTCAAAACTTTTGCAGACAATGTTAGTCTAGGAGCAGTTCTTTCCCCCATCAATTGCTTACCTAAATCTACTGTCTCACGTAATCCTTCCGTTGGATATGCTCTTTTCTCCATTTGCTCATCCCAACCTGTAAGCTGGTCAACATATCGAAGAGCATTATTAAGGAATATTGAACCTTGTCTTCTATCAGGTGTCAGGTTGCCGTCAGTCATCACCCCCCAAAGCTGATTATAAGGGTCCATAAATCGAGTAACACCTGAGATTGGTTGAGACAACACAGGGGCAAGCTCTTTCCAAGCATCTAGTTCCTCCCCATTCATAAGGGCAGTGAAGGAGCCTTCAATAGATTTGATAACATCATCAAAATCCCTCAGTGCTTGACCCCCAGTTTGAATAAGAGCTTCACGTCTCAAATCAGAAGGTGCATTTCTAAATTCTTCCCAGAGTTCCGATGGCACATCAGAGTAAGATTCAGGGTTGAATTGACCGTCTTTTGTTATATGAGCAATAATTTGAGATGCTAATCTAAGTACAGACTCAGGCCAAGTAAATGTTTCATCTGCAACTGACCCATCCTCTCTTTCATTTTGATTCCAAGCATAACCTTTCTCAAGACGCTCAAGAGCAGCAGGAACGCCAGCAATAACTGCACTCCAACCTACAACACCTTTAGCAAGAAGTTCAGCGCCGTCTTGGGTAGCATAATCAGCCACTTTCCCCGGCGTAACCCTCATTAACTGACCACGAATAAAGTTAACACCTGACAAATCTCCAGCAGTTGCCAAGGTAGTATTCAAGAAACTACCAAAAGGTACAATGTAACCAGCTACAGTTTTATTTGTAACACCTTCAATGAACTTAGCCACACTTCGTGCCATTGTTTTATTTTGTTTTGCAGTAAGTGTTGACCATTGCAGTGATGCTGTTTCTCTTAGTGTTCTGTTAATAGCTTTGTCTAAAACACGATCACGGAACCTGTCAGAAGCAACTTCAAGAATAGAATCAGGACGAGAAAAAAACTCTTGCGGTTTCATGCCATACTCACGCATGATATACACATCTACGTTATTACCAAGTGCCCATGTTTTAGTCATCTTATCCTGAAGCCGAACACCAGCAGAAGCCTGAACAGCCTCAGTAAACCTGTCAATACCACCTGCAACAGTTTCTTTAACGGATCGTCCCGGCTCAATATTCATCTGCTTAAGCGGAGTAACAGCACCACCAGCACCACTAACCTCCCTCATAAGAGCTGACTCTACTTCAGGGAACTGACGCATGTACCATTCACCAACCTTAAGTGATTGCTCAGGGTCCATAGCGTTTCTAGCACGATACAGTGGGCTGGTAATATCAAACAAACCCTTCTTAAATAAAAGGTTAGCTTTATCAGGGTCTCTGCCTACAATCTTAGAAAGTGCACCAAAAGCAAGTTCACCAGTACCAACGAGGACATCAGCAGCAGCATTAAGAGAAGTTAACTGACCAAAACCTTTGAGGTTAGCACCAGTGGTAGCCCAAGTAGAAGTCAACAGTCTCTTGTATGTGCTAAGTGCAAACTGTCCCATCTTAGGGTCTTTAATAGCAGCTTCATCAGCTTCACCACGAAGGAACTTCATTAGTGCTTCGTCGTCTTTAAGGCCCATCTTTTCTAGTCTTGACAGCCAAGAGGCTTGTTGCATACTCTTTGCACCAATACTTATCCCTGACATAAACTCGTTAGCTAAATCCTCTGAAGTGTATCCGATATTTAGTTTAACGCCATTAGCTTTTTCAAAAGCTTTCATATGTTTCTTTACAACAGAGTCATCTATCCATTTAATAGTTTCACCAACAACACCAGTTATCTTATGATCTTTTGTCATTATAGGATGAGCAGAGAAACCAGCTTCTTTTAATGCCACATAATAACCCTTAAAGCCATCTTCACCAAACAAAAAGGTTCTAGTAAATGCCTCACGAGCTTGCGCATTAGTAAGCTTTCCAGCAGTAGCGGGGATAAACTCACCTTTCTGCGCATCCCATGCCTTTATCTTACTGGGATCACCTACAATATGACCAAAAGTATCATCAAAAGTGTCTATAATTTCTTCCATAGGGAGTCTGCTCTTCATCAAAGCATACGCACGTTCTACATCAGACTTTTTTGCAACATTAAAGTCCGGGAGTTTCTTTAGTTCTTTGTCAACCCAATTAAGATTTAATGCTGTTTTCTTTAGAGGTCCAGAGGTTGTTGCTGCACGAGTCACCCCAGCTACACCAAAAACCAAAGGCATAGCGGTAACAGCAAGTGCAGACACTCCAGTTTGAAGTGCAGAGTACTCCTTCTGTGCGTCCGTTTCTATCTTTGTCTTTTGATAAGCAACGTCAGCCGCAGAGTTAATCAAAACTTCTGAAGCGATAAAAGGAGACGCTTTAATAGCCCCGCCTGTTGCTTTAATCGCAGCCCTTTTTGACATACCTTTGGCCATCAATGATTGCAGAGCTTTCTTCGCACCTACTCTAAATGCTGTTGTTGTAGCCTTAGTTGTGGCGATGCCAATAAACTTACCCATACCAAAGCCTAAAATAGTCGCAGGGTCCCATATACCAGCTTGTGCGTAATCTAAGATAGCATCCCCTTTTTCTTTCCAAGTCACATCACCTGAAAAGATATTAGCCATTGAATCAAAAAGGAGGTAACCAGCACCCATAGCAGCTTTTGTAGCTTCATCCGCGTTCATACCAAACACAAGTTCGTTAGCAGTAGTCACAGTTTGACCACCAGCAAAACTTCTTTGGTGTTCTTGCCAAGATTCAAAAGCTTCTTCATCTGACATAGAATCTACATCAGAAACTACCAGTCCTGTTGAACCACCTGCTATATTACTTGCAATTCTATACGTACCTACTGCAGCACTTTTTAGTCCGCTATCTTGCGGTGAACCCATACGCTTTCTTAGATTATATCTGATTACAGACATGAGCCTTTTGTCACCAAGAACAACTTCCTTGGTAATAGGTGTGTCTTCGTATTCCTGCAAAACATTTTGTAGTTGCAAGATATAGTTTGGTGGTTGGTCTGGGTCCTCTACCTCAGGTACTTCTGTTAGTGCAGGTTTACCGTCAAGAGGTTTAGGTGCTTTTTTAAAGATGGGAGGTACAATAGGTTGTTGCTTAGGTTCTATTACCCTTTGTTCCTCCATTCTATCTTCCTCATCTTGAAAAGGTTTAGGAGCAGACTTAAATATTGGGTTTAAAAATAGGTCAGACATTATCTACCTTATTGGTTAGAGGGTACAAACGTGTAGTTGGTAATTCCATACTCACCCAGCACAAAATCAAAGTAGTCTTTTTGTTCTTCTGGGAGTTTAAGTATTCTTGAATTATCTCCCATGTAAGGCAAAGGCATACCACGTTTAGTTAATTTATACACATCATCTAGAGCACTGTAACTATTTTGACCGTACATATCCATAAGATCGACGTAAGATTTTTCTTTTGCTAGGTCAAGTGCACTTTCAATATCCATTGACATTCTTGTAGCCAACTCTCTAAAATAACCAACAGTGTCGGAGTCACCCTCCAAGGAATTATAAAGTCTCCCTCCTTCGCGCAAATCTTCCAACATCTTTTTATAACCTACCAATTCTTTTCTTGCCAGTTCAACGGAAGCATTTCTAGCCATTTCGTTGATTTTCTCTAGCTCTGTTGGCGACATTGGCTTAGAAGGATCGGCAATTACATCTGTAACTATTCTACCTTTTCTAGTTACTGTAGAGCCTTGACCAGCAGCAGCAAGTTCCTCAGGGCTGAAGTTATAATCCTCAGGGCTTAGGCCAAAGCTTTCAATAACATCATCAAGATTAATAGTGTAAGTTTCACTGTCAACTGTTACTGCATTGTTAATAACATCGTTAATCAACTCAGGTGGCAAATCTTCTTGTAGTGTTGTTGAGTATTTTGCCTTTGCTGTCCTTACATTTTCAACCAGTTTACCAAGACCTTCTACGTCATTAGTACCCATAAGTTGCGCTACTCTATCTGGGTCTGCACCTTGAGACACTAGATACTTACCATAAGCATCTATTTCTGCAGTTTTACTTTCTTGACTTCTGCCAGATGAAGAAGAACTTGTACCACCAGAAGAAGAGCTTGTTCCGCCATAAGAATTAGCACGAGAGGCCGCAAGTTGAAGTACGGTATTTCTTCTTTGCTCCATAATTACTTCCATGCGAGCTTCTCTCTCACGTTCTGCCTGCCGTTCTTCAGCAGAAATCTCCGCTAGACGACCAAAAAAACCTGCTGCAAATGCTGAAGCCATTACATACCCTCCCTAGACATCAAACCCTTGGGCTTAGTCTCTGTCATTTCTTCTTCCATCATGAGGTCTTCCTCTGGCATATCTTCACCAGAGTCTTCCTCAGGTTCTTCAAGTGTAGGTTCATCTTCTGACATCATACCCATTGACTTGAGTTTCTTCTTTGCCCGTTCAGATGCGACTACGTAAGTCTTCATTTCCTCATCTTCGTCATCATCAAAACCTTCATCATAATCAATACCTACTTCATCAGCAGTAATCTTGATATATTCATGAATAACAGGTGCAATAATAAGACCAACGTCAATCGTATGAATACCATTCATGACTGCAGAACGTAGAATACCCTCTACAAGAGTCTGAAGATCAATACCTGTCTCTAGCATATCCAGAGCAGCAGCCATACGTTTCTTTTCTGTCAGTCTCATCAGATGAACCTCAAGAGCCTCTTCTGGATCAACAATCTCTGGAGGATTCTCGTAGGGAGCATTCTTAGGTGTGGAAGTCAGTGACTGTCCGGGGATCGGCATTTTATATTTTGTTTGCATTTTATTTACCTTTTCCTGCATCAGCCCAACCAAATACGTGATTACCAAGAGTCACCCAATCTCCACCAGCTCTTTTCCCCCACTTTGGGTTTGCTTTTTTTGGTGCATAATAGTGAGTCCTGTTACCTACAACTTCGTGACGTTGACCACTTAAAATTGCATCCGCTGCTTTGTAGGCTTCTTCACTAGGTTTAATTTTATCCATGTTTAAACCCCCTTTGCCCCCTGCGTAACCTGTCGCAAGATTCCAAGCAGAAAAATGTCCGGGCTTTAAAATAACACCCCTAAGACTGTCTCCCCCGTACTTACCAGAGTCCACTCGATTGGCAATAACAGTCCCTGCAGCTAACATACCTTCATATCCTTCACCAACAGCCTCTGCATGAAGTGTTTTAGCAAGCAATTCCCTATCACTAGCATCTGCAGCAATAGGTGTGTCAGGTCTAGCAATAGGCCGAGTAACACCCTCAGGTAGCTCGCCAGTATCAGGTACAGCCATACCAGTCACAGACCCACCTTCAATCTTTGGGGAGGATTCTTTTACTTTCTGTCTGATTCTAGCCAATGACTTAGCAATATCAAAGCCCTCAGAGTACATAGCTTCTTCCCCTTTAGCAGAGATACGAGACATAATACCTGCCCTCTGCTGTAGTCTTTCTTGTTTAGCTGGGTCTTCTTGCAAACGATCTGCAATCTCTGAAGCTCGTAAGTAATTTTCTTTATACATTTATTTGTCCTTAGAAGAAGATTTTAGAAACTGTATCAGCAACAAAAGCACCAAAAGCCATATCCCCTTCAGCCTCAATCTTATCTCGATATGCTTCTAGGTTTTTATCAGCCAACAAGATATTAACGTCTCTGTCTTTTTGTGACTCACTTCCACGGAAGGCCATGTCCATAAGATCACGTTCACGCTGATAAATTTTATCCAACTGAGCAGTGGTCAAGAGGTTAGCAGTTCTAGCAGCTTCCATGTTAGCTTCATTCTGTGCAGCAGTGTCCATTGTAGATACATCCTGACGCCACTTGGCATTAGCCTGCGCAACAATCAAGTTGTTATTCGCAATGAACTGGTCTCTCTGCTCACGAAGGGTAGCCATGAACTTCTCATTAGCATTTTCTTCCCCTGCATTAAACTGATTGATAGCATTAGTTTGTTGCGCACTGAAACGATTAGCTTCAAACACAAGGTTGTCGTAGAACTGATTAACCTGATTCTCACTTGCAGCATTAAACTGTTTGGCAGCATTCTCAGCAGCTTGATCTGAAAGAATAGAATTAATCATCTGTTGAGACTTAAAGATGGCAGTTTGCTGCTGGTTATTAACGTTAGTCAAGTCCATCTGCAAGAGATTACGTGCATTCTCAACTTGTGCTTGCTGGCGGTTATTGAGGTTAGCCATATCCATGTTAGACATAGCAGCAGCATCCGCAAGCAACTTAGCACTCGAAGCATCTAGGTTAGCTAGGTCTACTGTCTGAGCAAGTTTAGCGTTCTCAAGTGCCTTCTGTTGATCTGCAGTGAAGTTAATGTTAGCAATCTCACTAATACGGGCCGCATTGACAACGTTAGTCTGTTGTGTATTGCTAAGTTCTTGACCAGTAATAGCAGCATCAATTTGAGCATTAGCAAGAGCAGTTTGTTGTTTGTTAGACAAGTTAGCTAACTCAATGTTCATGTCATTGGTAGTATTGAACAAACGAGTCTGTTGCTCATTAGTCAACTCAAGCTGCCGTTCTTGAAGCACATTAGCTACATTAAAGATTGCAGTCTGTTGCTTATTATCAAGAACCTTACCTTGAAGAGCCGCATTAGATACGTACTCTTGGATAACAGCTTGCTGTTTAGCATTGAAAGTAAGATTGTTAGCCTCTGCAAAACGCTCTGACTCAATTATAGCAGCTTGTTGTTTATTGTCAAGAACCTTACCCTGAAGGGTAGCTCTCAGTTGCGCATTGGCCAAAGCTGTCTGTTGTCTATTAGAGAGGTCCTGAATTTCAATCTGTAGGTTTTCAGCAGACTGTTGAAGTATGGCTTGCTGTTCATTATTAAGGTTAATATTATTAACTTCAGCAATACGAGAAGCATTGAACATAGCAGTTTGACTACGGATTTCCATAGACCTGCCTTCAAGAGCAGCACGAGATTGTGCATCCTGAAGAAATGCTTGTTGTTTAGCGGACGCATCAAAGTTAGCAGCCTCAAAGTTCTGAGTAGACTGAAGTACAGCCATTTGTTGCTCATTGCTAAGTTCTTGCCCACGCATAGCAGCTTGAACTTGCAGGTTTGAAAGTGCTGTTTGTTGCTCGTTACTAAGACCGGCCATCTTAATTTCTAGATTTTGAGCAGACCTTTGAAGGATACCTTGCTGTTCATTCGTCAAATTAATGTTATTCATCTCAGCATAACGAGCAGCATTACCAATAGCAATCTGAGCGGTAATACCAAGAGAAGTTTCTTGCAAACCTGCCTTAATTTGGGCATTAGCAATAACAACAGCCTGTTGATTGCTTAAATTTTGAGTCTGAAGAGCAAAAGCGTTATTACTGTTTTGAAGGGCGGCTTGCTGTCTGTTGTTTAGATTAGCAATTTCTATGTTCTGTGCCGCAGCAGCATTAGCAAGCGCAGTCGCTTGACGATTACTGAGGTTCTGTAGTCCCATGTTGAAGAATGCTTGAGCATCCTGTTGTGCAATAGGCAGTGCAGACTCCATAGCAGCTTGTACAATAGCAGCACCAGCCATAGATGAACCACCAAGACCTCTAGCAGCCATAGCAGCATTAGCCGCACGAATACCGCCAGCAGCCCATGCAGGAGTGCCATCGTTGAACTGCTCCATCAACTTGTTCATTTGACCCTGAATAGTGGCTTCAGGTGGGACAGACCCAAGTTGAGCTTTTGCAATGGCAGCTTGTGAAAAGGTTCCTTGTTGTGCTTGAGCTACGGCAGCAGTACTAAGTTCTTCAATTGTTGCCGCAACAGCTTCTACTGCCTCAGCAGCCTTAAGAACATCTTTAGCATTAACTAGCTCATTAGCACCCACTTGACCTTGAGCACCCTGTACTGTAGACTCGAAGTCTGCCTTAGCCGCCTCTGCTGTAGGATATTCTCCTGCTTTAGCTGCATTTTCAACAGCAGTATTCTCGATTTTAGCTGCTTCTGTTGGAGGTAGGTTGTAATAGTCTTGGGCTGTAATAGTTTCACCCGACTCTACTTTACCTTGAGCAGCTTCAATATTAGACTCATAATCTGAGGTAATTGTTTCTGCTTGTTCTGCAGTCATACCGATACCCTGAGCCTGAGGTATTTCTGCATCAGAAACCTTACGAGTCCCAGTTTGTACCGTACCAAGATCATAATCTGTAACAGCTTCAGCCTGAGGTGTAGTGCCATCAAACTTAGCGGCAACTGCTTGGAAAGACTCACCTGTTACTTGTGCAACAGCCTGAGGCAACTCAAGACCAGTAGAGGCAAGAGTAGCAGCTTGAGCAAGTTGTTCAGGAGTTAACTGAAGGTCAGGTACTTCTTCAATTTGCTGGGCGATTTCAATCTGAGGTGCACTAAGTCCCAGTTGAGCAAGAGTGGTAGGGTCTGTAGCCTGAGCTTGAACTTGAGTAGAAACTTCACCTTGAGCAGCCTCTAACCCACCTTTTATAAAAGTGTCTGGTGGTGTACCTTTAACAAAACCTTCTGGAGCAGTCCAACCACCGGTAGGGGTTGTAACACTTTCTCCAGTAGTTGGGTTGTAGTATGTCTCAAGAGCCATTGTGGTCGGAGAGCCTGCAGGAGGAGGTGTAAATCCAGCTTGACTAGGGTCTACTTGTTTATATGGTCTTTCTACACCCTCAAGTGCCTCTCCAACAGCTTCACCAGATGTAGTTGCAGTCATCGTAGACGCAGGTGCACCTTCTGGGGCCGTTACTGTTTCTGCAGCATCAACGGTAGACACGCTAGTATCTGTAATCTCGCCAGTGGGTACACCTGTACCTTCAGCAACTAATTGTTCTGGAGTTACTGCAATTTGATTTACTGTGGGTTCAGTGACAAAAGACTCTGGTGTGTTAAGGGCACGATCAGAAAGTTCTCTTGTAGTTGGACCTGAGGTAGCCTGACGAGCGCGTATAGTCTCTAGTGCAGTTTGAGCTTCTTGAGCTGCCTTTTGAGCTTCTTCAATAGCTTTCTGATTTCCTGTCTTTTGTACCTCAGTGAGTACAGCAAGCTTTTTATCCAGTTCAGTTTTGGCAGTGCTAATATCTTGTTGGAGTACTTGGTCTGGGTTTTCAACACCTTCATACTTTTGTTCAACACGTTGTTGCAATTCAGGGGCAGCACCAGCTTTAAACTTACTAAGGAAACTCTCAGGGTCTTGCTGATAACTCTGCATCCAATACTCAAGACCTTCTTGCTCAGGTGCACGACCTAAGAAATCTTGATATGCACCACGAACATTAGCTTCAGGAGAGTTTTGAATTTCTCTACGAATATCCTCAATAGTCTTACCTTCATTAAGCTGACCAGTATAATAGTCATAACCACCTTGCTCAGGTGCACGACCTAAGATGTCCACATAGGCTTTAGTAATTGGGTCAACTAATGGAGAAGGCGCTGGACCATTTACTGGGCCATCAATAGGAGAAGGCGGTGGGCCACCAATACCGGTATCAAAATTATCTAAAGGAATTTCATTTGTTACCCCTCCACCTTCAGCAAAACCTTTCTGCATTGCACGGGAGAACTTACCCATCTTAGCAGCAGCACCGGGGTTAGATGAAAGAAAAGCCTCCATCATTCTTGGGTTGACTGGTCCATCATAACCCATTTTAGTCAGGAGAGAGTGTTGTTGTTGAGGGGTAAAGTTCATTAGAGATTCTCCGACCAGTCGGGGTTAAGTGTCCAAGTAGTCCCGTCAAAAAAATATTTACCGCCTTGCCAATCCTCAGGAGGTGTTACGCCAGTGTGCATATTACTATTGCTACTGCCACAATCCATAATCATAAACTTAACAGGCTCCCCTACAACAGTATTTTTATTACCAATCTTGAGTACTTCTGAGTCATCAAAAACATATAAAGATACATTATTTTTAACTAGGGTTTTCATTTATCAACCTTTCACGATAATTTTGTCAGAAGCAATAGCCAGTCCAACATAAACTTCAGGGATGTCTGCAACTGTATCTAGAGTTCCGTCTGTTTGAAGGTAATATTTGTTACCTGCTGTTAGACTAGATTGTGCATCATCTACAGAACCAACAATTTGTATCTTTGCTGTTTGTCCGTCTGTGTATGCCCCACTAGAAATACCAACAAAGTTATTTTCTGTTGTTAAGAACTTAGGGTAAGACAGTGCCTTACCTTGCCCACTAATTGAGTAAGCCACTACAACACTTTCATTATCTGGGTCGTACACAGAAGAGAAATAAGAACTAAGGCTGGACTCAATTACCAGTTCTGATTCAAAACTAATGCTTGTGCCTGAGACAGTACCTTCAATAACTGTACCATAATTAGAATTTCCAGTGTCTCTGTATGAAACAACTACCTTACCTGACTGCGGGTTATAAGAAGAACTGATATAACCAGTGTTGCTGTTGTTAAATTCAACAGCAGTACCGAAGCTAATGGAAGTACCACTTACAGTACCTACAATACCATAACCTTTTCCTGTACTGTCGTCAGAGTAAAAAATTACAGGTTTGCTGTTAACAGAATCGTAAGCTATACTCAAACCTTCTGTTATACTCAGCGTACCTGTTCGAAACTTTACTGGTGTGCCAAAGCTAATGGAAGTACCGCTTACAGTACCTATAACTGCATATCCATCAATGTCTGACGTTTGAACATAAGCAGTAACTATCTTTGCGTTTGTCGTATCATAAACACTTCTTATCTTAGTAGTAGTAGTAGCAGCATAAAGACCAGCAGTACCAAAACTAATGCTCGTACCTGAAACAGTGCCTACAATACCATAACTACTACCACCTGTCGGATAGAAAACAACAACTTTACTGTTACTGGTATCATAAGTTATATTTGTCTCAAGTACAGTGTTATCAAAAAGAACAGCAGTACCAAAACTAATGCTTGTACCTGAGACAGTGCCTACGATTGCATAGCCATCAGTTTCATCAGAATATGAAATAGCCACCTTACCGTTTGAAGAATCAAAACAAGCTGATATACCTCGTGTAGCTGCACTTGCAAAAACAACAGGAGTACCAAAACTAATACTTGTACCAGTAACAGTCCCAACTACAGCGGTACCATAGCTTGAATTTCCGGTGTCCCTGTATGCAATTACAACTTTATTGTTCGTGGTGTCATAGGTGGCAGAGATATAAGAAGAAGTAGCACTTTCAAAAACAACAGAGGAAATAGCAGGCGCAACACTGACTGTACCATCCGTGTTCACAATCACCATTGACCCATCAGACAATGCACCTGAGGCTGTAGCTTGAAAAGAAGGTTTAGCACCATCAATAAGTGTTTGTATATCCGAACCACCAAGAGTGATACTACTAACACTAAAGTCACCAGCAGAAGTGAGTGTAGCTACATTACCACCAGAATAACTAAAGTTAAGATCAGTGCCAGACTCAGTAATAGCAAAGTCACTAATTGTAATGCCAAGCTGAGAGTCTACATAAGCCTTAGTTGCTGCATCTGTGCTTGATATTGGTGTGGGTACAGTGAGAGTACCGCTAAAAGTGGATGAACCAGAAGAAGTAATATTACCTGTCACATTGCCGGTCAAGTTTCCTGTAACATTACCTGTAAGGTTACCTGTAACATCTCCGGTAACATTTCCTGTGAGATTGCCAGTCACATTACCTGTTAGGTCCCCAGTCACATCCCCTGTGATATTACCAGTTACATTACCAGTCAGGTCACCAGTGACATTGCCTGTAAGATCACCTACAAATCCTGTGCTTGCAGTGATGGTAGTGCCTGTGATAGCAGCAGCAGTAGAAGCACCAATGGTAGTTGCATCAATGGCTCCACCGTTAATGTCTACAGTTGTGAATGCGCTAGTGCCTGTAGAAGTGATATTACCAGTGACATCACCTGTAAGAGGTCCACGAATATCATCAATATACGCAACACCATCAATATAAATATCTTTAAACTCAGCACCAACAGCACCAAGATCAATATCGTTATCTGTTACAGGAAGAATGGCACCGTCTTGAAAACGTACTTGTTCAACAGCAGAAGAAGATACCTCAACAAAAACACCAACACGGTTATTGGAAGTATCTACACTTACTTTGTTCAGACCATCTACATCAGCAATCAGAGGGACATATGATCCTTCATCAGAAGAACCATCGTGCTTGTGTCCTGTAGTACCTGCGCTATCAAAAGCAAAGGCATCACGAAGTTTATTGTATTCTGCATTAACAGGGGCAGCTTTAACAACGTTTGTTGCGATAATTTCTGAAGCTGACTGTCTAGTGTAACCTGACATTTATATTTCCTTTATCGTCTATCTGCCAAAGTATAAGATATTACGTAGGCTTGAATTGTGTGGCTAGGTTGGTCTTCTGTAGTTACATAGCTAAATGAAACAGAGTCCCCTGAACCTTCTATGTTTGATTTCTTTACTGGGCTTGGGTTGCCATCATATATGTCTGTAGAATCGTATGTAGCAGTGTTCCAGAAGGCAGCAGCACCAGCAGTAGATGTAGAGTAGTCTGTAGGGTTTAGTGTCTCTGTGTTACCATAATCATATGATACACCTAGGTTGATTGTGACCTGACCTTCTGCTCTAAGATAGGTATGTACGTTGTAACAAATCTTTCTAAGAATAGGGTCGTCCATAAATACATACGGTGTTTGGTACAATGAAAGAATAGGATTACCGCCAAAGTTTTGCCCTGATTCTTGTCTGTTGACTTTACCTGTGGAATCCCCGTGAATCACATATTCTTCATCGCCAATGTAACCAGAGTCTCCACAAGAAACCTCGATACCTACAAGCTGAGAATACTCAAATCCCATACCCTGTTGGCCTGTTCTTCTGATAGAACCAATAAGACCTAGGGATTCAGAGTTAGCAAAGAAAAGCCTAAACTGAGACTTCTTATTCAGTACCAAGATCGTAATAGTGCTAAGGTCTTCTGTTGCAGTAAATGTCTCAAAGAACTCTTGTACCGACTTAGACAAAGTACCAAGTTCAATATCACCAATACGTTCAGTAGCACTTACAGGTCTAATACCATCAGGAGCTAGGAAGAGCAAATCACCATTAAATTCTACCACAGAATCAGAAGAGACGCAACCTAAATTATTAGTAACATCAAGAAGTTGAAAGTCTGCAATACTATTGCCAACAAGCTTTTTAATATTATTGACACCAAAAATAAACAGTTGATCTCGGAAAGCTTTGATTTGTTTAATCTCAAACCCTACATTAATTACTCCAGCACCAGCAGCAGGGGTCCAATCTGTTTCATCAAGAGGTGCAGAAAAGTACAATATATTTGTGTCAGAAGAATCCCCCGCTAAAAACAGGTGACTGGCAAAACTTTCACAAAAAGAAGGAGCAGAAGGGGAAGAACCACCAGTAATCTGTGCGTAGGTTGTCCCGTCCCAAGTAGCAGCAGGATTAACCCCATCTACCATAACAAGTTTAGCTACACCCCAGTTGACTTTAGCAAATCTGACTTTAGATACACCAGTCATTGTTGGTGAACCAGCAGTAGTGGGAGTTACCCAAGCACTTGTACCGTTATCCCAGTAATGAAAATAATTATTACCTGAAGCTGGTTTTCTGCAAGCAAAAATTCCATCATTAAGTTGATTAAATACTGCAACCCCAAGAACAGGAGTGTCAGTTTCTCCGGGAACAGTGCCGTAGTCATTAGTGTACCCGCTGATACGACGATACCCACCCTGAAGGGCAGGCTCATAGTTAATCATACGTATGGCTGAACCGGGGAGTTGGCTTGCTTGAGTGAGAGGGTCTTGGTTAGTAATTAGTCCCCCCACACAAGAGGCAGGAAAAGAGCTAATTCTATCCGGCATTAGTTCTACCTTGAATCATTGTTGAGGTTACTCTAATGGGTTCATCAATAAGCACCCGTTCCATCTGGCGGATACCTTCTTGGAATTTCTGTTGGTTAATTGCTGCACCTTGTTCATTAGAGCGAAAGACCATCATGTAGTACATTGCCCCATCAATAATAGTGTGATTAAACCTAGCAGGAATAACGCACTCGTCATTATATAGTGTCAAATCAGAGGGAAACTTCCAATATACATACTCTACTTCATATGCTGCATCAGGGACAGGTGTGAGTCCAAACTTCTCATCGTAAGTCTGATACACATATTCAGGTGATGAAATACCACTACCGGAGTCTCCTAGCTCATCCATAGAACGATAGTTCTTAACATATTGTTCATAAGTAATTGCAGGAAGATGTGTAGGATTGTTTTCTTTTGATGCAAGTTGTTTTAAATAAAATGTTTCATAGTCTGCTGTTGAATAATCTGCAGGAAAGTCATAAGTTCCTGTACCAGCAGCAAGTGTTTGTGTATAAGTAGTTTTAAGAAAAGGCCACTCTTGACCCTTCTGTAGAATTTCATTGATGCTATTATTAACCGCAGCTTTAGCCAAAGACTGTACGCCGCGAACAGACGTAAACCCATCTCCTCCTGTATCAAGGGTTACTTCATTCAATCTAGTGAGTAGAAGATTAACAAGGGTTACGTAATTAGACATTCAAATACCTCTAAGAGAGCTAGGGGACCACCCTAAGGCAGTCCCCTAAGTTAGTTACGCGAGAACGTCACGAACAACTTCATCAGCAGCGCGGCTTGTACCAACACTGTCAACATCCATCAGATACGCGAAGACACGAATCTTACCAGAGGTATCCGGTGTAGTACCAAGCACGAGCACGTCGATGGTGTCCGAGGCAGTCACGATGATGGGAGCAGCAGTGTTTGCCAGAGTGGCATAGTCACCAGCCGAACCACCAGTGATAGTGAAACCGTCAACAAATGCGTCAACGTCACCACCTGTGATACCAAGGTCTGCAGTACAGGAAGTACCACCAGCCGGAGCAGCAGTGATTTCCATACCTGCAAACATTACTGCGGTGTTAGTACCAACAGTGATTGCTTGGATGATGTCGTTAGCTGCAAGAGCAGAACCCTTTGCCGTAGCTGCAGCCGCGAGGTCAATTTCAACCTCAACGAAATACGGCTTACGACCGGGGTTACCCTTACCACCAACGGCTTTTGCGAGAGAGCTTACAGTAGCCATGATTTAATCCTTTCTATCTCAGCTTAAGCGAGGTTATACTTTGCTGTGACAAGAGCCTCAGGACGCAGAATCTTACGGCCATAGAGGTGCATACCACGAACAATATCTGCGAAGCTGTCAGGATCACGGTACGTCTCTGTCTTGTTGATCTGTTCTGCCGTAGCAACAGCGGAATCATGACCACCAACAATCACACCGTAGTTAGCATTCTGGTTAGCAGTACCAGTGGTAGCTGCGCCAGTACCAACCGAAGGCAGGTTGTTAGAGACATAGACACGGAAGCCATTCCAGTTGTTCAGCACGAGGCCGTTACGGAGAGCACCCGAATCACCGAAGTCTGCGTTCATGAAGCGCGAGTCTTCATCCTGCAGGATTTCCATCATCACCGGATCAATAACAATCCAACGACCAGCTTTATCGACATTCTGTTGATCCAGAAGACGACCCATACGGTTGATGAGCATCACCGGAGAAACATAAGCAGTCGGAAGAGCAGTAGCACCCGGAAGACGTGCAGCAACAGGGATCGAGTGATCGCCAGCAGAGCCAGTCGTGATGTTACCAAAGTCACCCTTCTTAAGCTTCATGCTCGACAGGAGTTCGTCGGAACCTGCAGTGTCCACAGCCTTAGAACCGTTAACTTGGTCATTAACAGTGTCAGCATTTGCGTGAGTTGCAGATTGCTTGTAACCCGACAGATAGCCCAGAACTTCTTGGTCATGCTGGTCAGCCAAGCGGTAAGCCGCACGGTTGGTAGCAAGGTCCATAAAGTTGACGTGGCTGTGTGCTTCTTCAATGTCATCTGTTTTGAAAGCAAAATAGTTAGCTTTGTCGATAACCAGCGAGAAGTCTTCGTCATCAAGGTCTTGTGCTTGAATCTGAGTACCACGGGCATAAGGGCTTACGGAAATTTCCGGCTCCTTGATGATACGAACTGTGTCACCTTGAGCAGCAATTTCACCAAAGTAATCCGAGTTAGTGATGTCACCAACAACGGTCGATTTACGGAAGGCAAGTTGTACCTTCTTGGAATAGATTACGGAACTAAAATTCCCGTTGGGAAGGTTGCCGTAACCGCTTGCGGTATTAAAAGCCATTTTATAATCCTCCTATGATATTTGGCTTTGCGAAAGCTAAACACCACGTCTAAGAGGCTGTACTTTCTAGGGTGCACTTAAGGTCACTCTGGCCGGAGTTCACTAAAGCGGGCCTATACTAATTCAGGTTAGTCTTATTGTGCTGTAGGCTTTGAAGGTTGTAGGTCAGGTTGTCCATAATGGGGCTGACCTACGTATTATCCTTAGACAATCTAAGTTATATTTAAAAAGTTTTGGTTGTCAAGGGTTTATTATCGTGCACCACCTGAAAGATCATACACAAAATTACCTGAAGCTTGAGCTGCTTGAATAGCCTCCCAACTATCTTCAAATTCTTTATCAGACATCTTAGCAACTTGAGATTCTTTAATAATCTTGCCTTTAAAGTCTGCATTAACTCTTGGGGTAGCAGAGGTCTTAACTGACTTAGCTGCATCCTTAGACTGAGCTTTCTTTGCGCTAGGTGTCATACCATTATCAACTTTATACAAGTCAATGACACGAATGACAGAAGCAGGATCGTCAGAGTTCTCGTAGAGAGCGTCTTGAACCCACTTAGGTTGATCCTCTGCCCAGCTATGGAAGTCATCAGAAGCTCTTAGTTCGTCAAAGTCCTCATGAGCCTTGCGGATTTGAGTTTCTGCTTTAGTACGTTGTGCTTCATACTGAGCTTCATCAAATTCTTTTAAACGACTCTCTGCTTTAGAAAAGAGTTCCTTAGCTTTTTTCTCTGCAATAGTGTGAACAATACTAGCTACATCAGGATACTTACGAGACCATGCTTCAAGGTCTTCATCTGATTTGGGGGGAATAACTTGAGTTGTTTTCTTTGCTTGTTCTAGTTGAGCAAAACGTTCTTCCCACTCTTTTTCTTTCTCAGCCATATGACGACGAAGATCACCATAACGCTTCTTAAAGGTTTTTTCCTCTGCGTCCAGTTCTTTGTCTTCTGACTTAGTTTCTTGTACATCTTCTTGAACTTCTTCTTCTTGAATTTTTTCCTCCACTTCTTCAGAGGACTTACTCATCAGAGCTTCCAGTTCTTTTTCCTCTTGCTCAATACGAGCTTGATTCTTAGAACGACGATAACTCGAATCTACATATACTTTATCTTGGGCCATAACTATTCTCCTTTGTTGGGGCCTGCTAGACTAACTAGCGGGGTAGCCATTGTACTACGTTACTTTGAACCTAGACCACGACGTTTCTTTTCCGTTTTACGGGTAACTTTACTTTTATATTTTGAGGGTTTTGCGACGAAACCACCTTCAGCCATTGGCATAAGATCATCTTCAATATCTTCTACTGTCAAGCCTTTACCTGTAGTTTGGCCATACTGGTTTTCTTGAGCATCCTTGACATTTTCTTCATATTGTTTTTGAAAGGCATCGTAACGTTCTTGTGCTCTTTTCTCTTCTGCAGCACCATCTTCAGTACTAGTTTTTTTACTTGCGCTGGGAACAAAAAGTTTTTCTTTTGGTT